CCGGGTATTCTAATTTGAACTAATCTGTTTATAGTGCTTAACCAGTAAGCGCACCGGCTATTGTTTTAGGTCATAGCTGACCTGCATGGCATCCTATGCTGATTCCTTCTTCTTTTGGGGATTGGGAACTTCCTTAGCTTTCTCTTTCTTGCGATCCCTGCGCTTCTTCTTAGACGAGTCTGAAAGACGCAAAGCAGTATCCGCACCGGCCTTAACAGTTGCACCTATGAGGGTGCCACCGGGCAGCCATGGAAGCAACGCCTTAGCAAAGGGCATGGCTACTGTGGAGACGGCGCGAAGCACGTTCTTCCACCAGTCACCAGCCTTGTTGAAGCGCACTGGCACGGCCACCGGAAGGCTCTGTAGAGCCTTCGCGTACAGCTCCAACGCCATCACGTCATAAGACGCAGACGGTGAAGCCAACACGCAAAGGTCGGGCTCATGCTGTGTGGGTGCACGCTCAACGTACACCTTCAGCGTAACGGTAAACGTTGACTCTAGAGACAAGCCTGTGAGGAAAACGCCCGCTGTGTTATATGGGGTGGTCTTTTGCAACTGAGGGGTCACCACGCTCGGGGTAGGCGCTGTGTTGGTCACAGACGTCGAGTACTCACCAAGCTCAGCAACCGAAGGGTTCATGGCAGACGCCGAGAGCCACCCATGCCGCGTAAGCATCGAGAGAGGGTTAACAACCGTACTCTGCGACCCAACGACATAGGCGCCCTCAGCCGCCTTCCAAGTTAGGCTGCCCTTCAACAGCATCGCATCATCAGCTGTGGAAGGTGGTGAAATGAACGCTTCGCCATCAAAATGGGTGACGAAGGTCTTTGCCGCGTTATACACGGTATTGGAAAAAGTCCCAAGGGAAGTGGGCATCCTGTAAGCGGTGCAGGTGCCCTGCTTATAAATCTCAGCAGTGGTGTTCTCAACCTCGAAGCCCAACCCAACAATCCTGGTCATACCAGAGCAGAGGTCATCGACCCCCACTCCGGGGAGACCGGAATTGAGTACCGGCACGTCGGTGGACGTAGGGTACAGAGCAGCTCCAGTTGCAGCGGCATAAACAGTCAACGGAGCCGTCAATGAAGCCGGCGTCCCCTGAATGAAATTGCCCTCTGTATCTAGAGTGCCCGTCAGGCACTGCTGTGCCACTGAAACGGGCCTGAGACACAAATGTGCATCCCATGTCCCTGCAGTGACAGAGCTGGGTTTGGCTAGTTGGTAACGGTACTTGTAACAAGCCACTATAGTCTGAGATGAATCCGCATCTGGGTATCCGGCAGGCATGCGAGACACGTCATGGAAGGGGTCTAGAGCCAGCGTAAGCCAGTTCAGGCCATCTTTAGACAGTGCTTTCACGTCCTTCAACTGCTGAAGCGAATCCAACCTTGGAGTAGACATTGAAAAGTTATACTTTTCCTATTTTGGGCCAGCCTACTTTGGCCCATCCGTACACTCAAGCACGGTTCACGCACGCGAGGGCGCGCAGGTAACGATCTGCGCCCTCCACATGACGGAACTCATGCTCAAGACTCACACGACGCGAGAGAACGGCCTCCTCTGTTCCAGCGCCTAGTGCCACCACTCTGGCAATTGCTTTAGCCGGGTTCAAATGAACGGGGCCGTCTGCTGTGTACAGGTGAGAGCAAAACTCAAAATCCTGCCCACTGTCGAACACATCTACATCGCGCAGGGCGATGTGCAACTCTTCCACAAAAACTTTGGCATACGTCTCCGGTGAGGAGACGGCAGACACACAATCATCGCCCATAGCCATACTGATCGGCTGATCGACTCGCCCCTCTTTGGCGTACGCATCACAAAGGACGCGCATAGCACTATTAGAGGACGAGGTACAATACCTACCAGAAGCCATGGCACCTGGAACGACACGTGTGAAGAGCCTCCCATCAGACAGAACAACTGCCTTATAGGCGCTCAAAGCCATGACGTTCCTAACTGCATTCTTCCATCCATCGCTTGCGTCGGGGCACAACAAAATCCTACGCTCTGCTTCTGCGAACAACATCTGCAGAGGCACCGTCTGGTCCCAGCCAGAGGCATCACTCATGGTATTCAGGCCGTAAACTGCAGCATACATGCGCACCGCAGCGGCATCGCAATCCTCAGCTCCCATTCCTGGTTTGGAGGGGACGCTACGCCACAAAGCGATCTCACGCTTATTCTGCTGCGAGTACAACAGCCTTTCAACCAATTGGTCAGCCAACGAAGCTGCCAAAATGAAGCGCCATCGCTTCTCCTCGATTTTCTTGCGCGGGAGAGGGTCCTTCTTGATGATGACGCGTAGTGGATCTGCCCAACCGTATTTAAGCACGGCGGCAGGGTCATGGCACAAAGTGCTCCGTAACTTCTGCGGGTCTAAACTCATCAGCGCAGCCATCCTAGCTTGCACACTCAACTTGAGAGCTTTGGCGTAGACCGGGTGGGCCAGTATGCCTTCTATCTTTTGAGCGTACAACATATAAGGGTAGCCGCTAACCGAATCTGTCTTCAACTCGGCGACCACTGTATCATACAACCTATCATCCAAAGGATTGATGAAGTGTGAGGTTGGATAAAGAGCGGCAACATCCTCTACCGCCTGGGCAAGCTTGACCACATCCAACGAAGTGGGTCGCGCTCGCTTCGACTGCGTGGCGAAAGTTTCCAACTCTGCCGCGGGCCCTGATGGGGGCATCCACAGCTCCGGCCTCTCCTCCTCTTTCAACTCTGACATAACCTCCTCCGGCCATTCTATCTTGGAAGGGGGTGCTTCGCATCCAGCGATCATCCCCATGGCCATACCGATCTCTACCACCGCTCCTTGCGAGGCAGGTTTTGGCTCAATAATGTATGAACTCTCTAAGCCTGAGACTGAGCTTGAGAGTTCTGCTGAAAATCCTGACTTTCTGGGACGACCAAATGCTTAACCAGCACACTACTTCCTTTCCTCTTCGTCCGCTCCATCTTGTTGCACTTGGCGAGCAAGGCTGAGACCTTTTTGGCTTGCGCCATGTCCCCAGCTTCGAACGCTTCGTCCAGCATCTGTAGCAGCTCATCACGTGCTCCACTTTTGTTGGCCTGTACAACCACGTGCACTGGGGCGGGCGTTTCCACTTGTGCCTTGGCTTTCTTGGCTTTGCGCTTCTTCTGTCTGCTGCTCAAATCAGTCGAGCAGGCAGGAGCGAGTTGTTCAGCCGTTAAGCCGGACTCCTGCAACGCGCTTTGCCCTTCAGCAATCAAGTCCACATCATGTCTAACATCCCCACCAGCCAACGCCGCGGTGACATCCTCCTCGTGTGCATTCCTGGCTGCCCAAGCTTCCTTAGAGTTGAAGTCGTACTGTTCCAGACTCCAATC